TAAGGCATGGCAGGGGACATCGCGACACCGGAAAGCGTGTGGCCGCGTGAGGGTCGCGATCATCGGCGCATCCGGCCAACTCGGAAGCGCGCTAGTTGAGGAGTTCGCGGATTGCGATGTGATCGCGCCGCTTCATAGCGTATTTGACATCGAAAAAGACGATCCACGTCCATTCCTTGATGGAGTGAAGCCGGAAGTCGTTATCAATACGGCAGCTTTCCATGACGTTGCGGCATGCGAGCGCGACCCGAATCGAGCGATCAGCGTCAATGCTCGCGTTGTCGGTGTGCTTGCAAATTGTTGCGATATTCGCGGAATCGACTTCGCGACGATCAGCACGGACTACGTTTTGAACGATGACGGGGAAACGAATCCGCTCAACGCTTACGGTCGTTCAAAGCTCTCAGGCGATATACGGGTTCGGGAATATCCGAACACCTACGTCTTCCGCACATCCGGTCTCTACGGCAAGAGTGGGCGGTCCAACAAGGGTCTAACGTTCATCGAGCGCGTTATCCAAGCCGCCGAGAAGGGCGAAACCTTCCGCGCGGTTGACGACGTGAGCTTTTCTCCGTCGTACGCGCCACACGTAGCACGCGCCATGCGGAAGATCATCGAGGGCAAGCAGTACGGCACGCATCACGTAGCTGGAACCGGAACGGCGTCGTGGTTTGAGTTCGCGTCATACGCGCGCTGGCGGTGGTTCTACACGGGCCGCGCGTCCGTGATGGGCGAGCTTGAGCGCGCCTCCGTCGACGATTTCAACGAACCATTCAAACGCCCGCGTCATACGTGCCTAGGAAACGGAACGCTGCCCGATTGGCGCGAGGGCGTGGATGAGTACGTAAAGCAAAGAAAATCGCGGAAGGACGCATGAAAGACCCAGAACTCCCAATATTCGCGCGCATCGTCCTCCAATGCACAGAGAAATTTCCTGATGTGACGTGGGAATGCGAAGAGAAGCCGGTCGGAAAGTTCGGCTACGTCATAAAGTTGGTCGGTTCATCGAACGAGATACGTGTTTTCGAGAGAATTGAGCCGGACCAGAGTAGAGAGAAGATACTTTCCGATGCCGCGCGTTGTGCCGAGATCATCGTGGATAGAATCCATAGACTTTCGAGGAATGTGGCTTGAGAATTTGTTTCGCGTTGGGTGACCTGCATGGGTGCGGGGCGCTACGCTGTATCTTCCCTGGCCGTGCGTTGCGTGAACGAGGATACGAAGTCGCATTCATTACGGATCGTCGCGACCTACATGCAACAACCTGCGATGTGCTGGTCATTCAGCGCCAAACGGAAGCCGAGTTCGTTGTTCCGTTCATACGAGAAATTCAATCCCGTGGAATAAAAGTTATCCACGAGGTGGATGATCTTTTTTCATGCCTCCCCAAGACAAATCCCAATGCTAGCGTATATTATGCTGGCAGTAAGCATACCAAGGGCATGGAATCAGTAACGCGCGCCTGCGATGCCATGATCGTTTCTACGCCGCGCTTGGCGGAAGAGTACAGGCATCTTACGCCGTCAATGAACGTTTGCCTCAACGCTATCCCGAACGATCAGGCAGAGAAGCATTCTCCCAAGGAGATCACGGGTGCGTTTAAGTGTCCTGGTGAAATTCGCATCGGATGGGCCGGATCAGCGACTCACGCGGGAGATTTTTCGCTCGTTGAAAATTCTCTCCTAAAGATTCTGGAAGAATTCCCAGAAGTAAAGTTCGTCTTTATCGGGGCCGACATGCGCGGTCATATTCCGTTCCGCTTGCGGCATCGTGCGTCGTTTCTCGGCGGAACGTCTAATGCGCGCCCGTTCACGCCGCATGAAGCTGAACGCAATGACCTTGCAACGCATCGTTACTACGATTTGATTCGGAAGGCGGATTTTGATATCGCGATAGCGCCTATTGAGTCAACGAGGTTTAATGCGTCAAAATCGTATTTGAAGCCGATGGAGTGGGGCTTCCTCGGTATACCATCGGTTATTTCAAATCATGCTGAGTTCCGACGTTACGCCAGAGAATCAACAGATCAAGTCGTGCTCTTGGCCGACGATGAGAAGCAATGGTATCGGCAACTCAAGGCGTTGATCGAGTCGCAGCAGTTGCGGGCATCGCTCGCGCGTGCGAACCTCGAATACGTACGAAAAGAACACCTCATGTCCAAGCGCGTTACCAAATGGGAGCGCGTTTTTGATTTCCTGATGAAAAAGAGCGATGTGGCGGCATGAGCAAGTTTCCTGAATCCGCGCTCGCCCACAAGTACCTCGATGGACTAAACGGCGTCGAGATAGGGGGCTCTGCCCATAACGGCTTCGGTATCAAGGGATGCCGTAATGTCGATTGGACGGCGGAACACACGCTCGCGAAAGCCGACGAGGTGAAGCTCTGCGGCGAGTTCCTGCCGGTTGACATTGTGGCCGACGCCGCCGCGCTGCCGTTCAACGATGCGAGTCTCGATTACGTTATCTCGTCGCATCAAATTGAGCACCATTGGGACCCGATAGGCGTCCTCAAAGAGTGGAGGCGGGTCGTTCGCCCCGGCGGCTACCTCTTCATCGTCGTTCCACACAAGGACCGATGCGAGCCGGATAACACGATGCCGACGACAACGCTTGCCGAGCTTGAGGCGCGGCATCGTGGCGATACAAAGCCGCCGGATGATTACCCCGGCATGTTCTACGCGCATCGGAGCTTCTGGAATCCTGAAGCATTCCGTGAGGTGTTGTATTCACTCGCGTTGCCGGTTGTCGATCATCTATCCGTTGACGATAAAGTCGGGAACGGCTTTACATTCGTTTGCCAAAAGCCAGAAAGGAAAGAAAATGGCGGCTAAATCAGCGCCGAAAGGCAACTCCAACGCGGCGCTCACGCAAAAAGTGATTCAGGCGCAAGCGAAAGTTCAGCAAGCTCAAGCGCGTGCAAATCTCATTCAAGCTCAGATCGAGGTTAAGGGGAAGCAAATCACCTGGGATTATCGCGGCCCAGGACCGAGCGTCCCTAAAGTCGTTGATGCGCCGAAAGTTAAATAAAGCGAGGCTTTTACGAGCGCGAATGAAGAGGAAGTTGAGTACGTAGATGAAGACCTAATACTCCTTCCAAAGCAAAAATATCTCTTTTTTTACAACAAGAAATGGGGAGGAAGTCGCGGCGGACAGGGAGCCGCTAAGACAACGGCTATTTGTTATTGGACATGGCTTCAGCGAATGGAGTTATACCCTCAATCAAATTTCGTTGTTGTCGGCGCGACATACCAGCAGCTACGCGAGGGTTTTTTCACAACGTTGCAAGATGTTTTGTGGGGAAAGGGCCTCGAAGACGGCGTGGATTTTGTTTATCGAGCATCTCCTCGTCCTTGGCTGAAGCTTCTCCACAACAATGCGAAAATTCATAGTTGGTCGGCTGAAATTGTTGGCCGCGTACGCTCGGCGAATGTGCAAACGCTCATTCTTGAAGAGCCTCCAACGTGGTCAGGCACAAGCGCGGAAGAGGCGTGGGTCGCGTTAAACGGTCGCCTTCGTCACAATGCGCGCACGATGGAGCTTTACCCTGACCTGGAACCGCAAGGCAGGCTCACGTTTAACCCGACGAACGTCGGCCCGGGACATTGGCTATACGAGTTAATCGTCAAGCGTTGGCCGGAAAAAGGCTACGAATGCCTTCAGATGAGTTCCAAGGAGAACTCCATTCTGCTTGCCGGTGATCCCGGATATGTCGAAAATCTCCAGGTCGCTATTGCTCCACATCGTTGGGCGATGGAGATTGACGGCGATTGGGCAACGTCGGGCGGTGGATGTTACCGGGGATACGACTCCGGCAAACACGAGATCAGTGCGTATCCGAATCGTAAACTCCCGGACGGCCTTCCGCCGTTCGCGTGGGACCCGTTCAAGCCGATAGATTGGGCGCTCGATTTCAACTACGAGTGGATGGCGAGTGTTGTTGGGCAATGGCACGATCAAAAACTCGTCACGAAGTTTGAGCCGCAGCCGCCCCCGCATCAACCCAAGAAGGTCGCGGTCCCGCTCGTTCCCGGCTTCCAGCGCCGCATTCTCTATCTCTTCGATGAGATTTTCCTCAACGATTGCGGCGTGCGTGACGTTGCGGCGCGATTCTTGGAATTGTATGGCGCGCAGGCTCGTCAAATGGGCGTGCGGATATATGGAGACGCGAGCGGCGGTACAACGTCGCAGCAGCTTTCTTCCGCCGATAGTGCGCGCACGAATTGGCAAATCATCATGGAATGCCTCATCAAAGGCGGCATCCCGGTAAGCAAGATTCAGTTCTGCGTACAATCGCGTAACCCGCCGATCCCCGACCGCCTCAACATGGTCAACGATCAATTCGAGACGGGAGAAGGCATTGGGTTCATCATGGATGCGGATAAAGCGCCGGAGCTACGTAAAGACTTCATCCACGTAAAAACCAAGCCGGGTAGCCATGAGATAGATAAAAGCGATAAATCACCGAGCGGATTGATGAGAACGCATTTGTCCGACAGTTTAGGATATGAAGTTTTTGTTCAACGTAGCCGCATGCTCGGGCGTGAGGTGAAATTGCTTGATTGGACGAGCCGCTGATGATGGAGTAACTTTTTCATGGCCTTTCGCGACATAGCGGCTCAAATCGAGTACCCAGATGAGGTTTCGGAACGCTATAAGAAGCTCGACGCCCTGGAAAGGCTTCTCGAAGGTACGTTCTACGAGCATTTGCAGTTCGCGTGGAATCAAGAATATGACTCCGGCGGGGCATACATTCATCAGTGCCGCCGTCGCCCTGCCGTCATATACAACCTAGCAAACATCCTGGCGTCTCTCACGTCGGCCCTCACGTTCGGAAAGAGCCATGCGCCGCGCCTGAAGTGCATCAACCCCAAGGGGCAAGAGAAAAAGTACCAATCAACGCAAGACGCGCTTGGGCAAATCACGGACAACAGCTACTCCCGCGTTTGGCAGAAGATGATGATGGCGGCGCGGCGCGGTTCTATCGGATCGTGCGCGCTCGTGGTGCGCGCGTTACCGAGCAAGAAGCCGTGGATTTCAGTTGTCTCGGGCAAGCAGGCGCGGCCAATCTATAGCCCGCGTGATCCGTCAACGCTTCTCGGGCTTATTCAGCAAACCGTCGTGAGCCGCGATGACCTCATGCAGATGGGCTACTCCGACGAAGAGATCGGCGACGACGACGAGCAGTTTTGGCTTCGCATCACGTTAGATTCCAAGGAAGAGACGTGGTATAAGCCGCGTTCAACCAACAAATACGGCAAACTTAAGAAGATTGGCTTCGCCGTAAAGTGGGAGGACGAAACAAAAAAGAATCCGTGGGTGATAGACCCTCTTCGAAGCGGTACGCACGGCTTCGGCATCGCGCCCGTCGTGTGGTGTCGCAACCTCGAAGAAACGGAACTTATCGACGGACCCTGCACCTTCGGCGCGATCAAAGATATTTGCGTTGACATTGACTACAAGTTCTCGCAAATTTCACGCGGCATCACGCTCGCTGCCGATCCGCTCCTCATCGTCAAACGCGGCGAGCTAAACGCGCTAGTCAATGCCGAACTCGGCATGGGTGGCCGTCAGATCGTCAAGGACGGCGGTGCGCTTGAGATCGGTAAGGATGAAGACGCCAAGCTGATTGAGATGAACGGCGGGGGCC